AAGTCGTATACGCAGTAGTAGCTGCGGTAAAAGATGCACTGTTATCATACAAGGCTAACTTAAAAGTATTGCCTGTTGAATTAGTAAAATTGTGTGTCGCAGTCATAAGTTCAGTCTTAAAACTGGTACACATATAGTTGCCTGAAAAAGCCATTTAAAGCCTCCTAATGTGTTCTGCCAAAGAAGCTTCCCCGGCATTAAGTAAAAGATTATAGATAGTTGTTCGCTCACTTTTTGCAGATTGCTTCATGTAATATAAAACAATTTGTTGAATTTGAGATTTAAAAGCTTCTGCTTGCTGCCTTAATACAGGGTCAGCACTTTGAGAGATTGAAATAATTTTATTAGCGCAATCAACTGAAAGTTCCTCAGGAGTGAAGCCGCGATTGTGAGTGGTTTCTACACCGACCTGACCAACGTCAGATTTTATATCAACCGTAAACATTAGATTCTTACACTCCTCACAGCTCCCGATCTAAAGGAATCAGTAGTATCATATCCTTCACCCAATGACTTCAGCCTCGAAACTGCATCTTCATACTTAGCGTTATACCACTGCATTTGATCAGGCTCTCCCTTAAGGTAGGTATAGCCCTCAACTAAACAAGCATAAAGCAAAGCGTTTTCTGCGTTAGAACCTAACCAGCTCTCACCGCTTGCTGTAGTGGTGATTGAATCAGGCTCATACATGTAATGAAGCTCAACTGCGTAATTAGCATCAGGAGTTGGCCCAATAATAAAACGAGTATCATCGAAAATGCTGTAATACTTAGGAACACCCTGAGTGGCTTCTACAGGATAAGCCTCACGCATAAAGTTAACGTCTTTAAATATAAGAAACTCATAACCAGTATTATCAATCGCTAAAGAATAAGACGCTAAAAATCCATCAGGCATAGTTAGATACGGATTTCCCTGACTTAATGTTCCCGTATCATTCTTACGCAAATCAGGTATTTGACACGTTCTTAGAATTCTTTGTTCAGCCTGAGTAATAATAGTAGGCAGGTTAGTAACAAAAGTAGTCTCGCTACTTTCGAGATAATCCTGTATAGCTGTCTTTAATGTAGTAAAAGTAAAAGCCATTATCTATGCCTAGCCGTTTTTCGGGCAATTCGTTTAGGTTGTGGAGAATGCTGCTTTCCAGCCTTACTGTCTTTTCTTTTCTTTCGGGTAGTCGCTGCATATTCTTTAGGAGATAACGACTTTATTGCACTACTCGGTAAATACCTTTCTCCAGTCTTTGCGCTAGGCTTACCCGACTTGGTATTCCATTTCTGTTGCGTCCACTTCTTTAAAGATCGTTGAGGTTTTTTAAGCGCCATTACTTATAGCCTCCACCTTTGTCCTTATACTGCTTAGCTAACATTTGAGCTTTACGAGCAGACCACTGTCCGGGCTTACCGCCTTTTGATCCCGCTTTAATCCTGCCAAAAAGATTTTTACGCATCGTAGGCTTGGTATAGTTACCCGCCTCATTGACGCGAGACTTTGCTTTTTTCTTTGCTGGAGATTTCTTTTTAACTGCCATAACTAAGAAGGCGTATTCGCCTGTCCTCCCATGCCGCTATGATTAGAACAGTAGTAATAAAGGGTAGGCGCTCCAATAGCTACAGTTATTTGCGTGTAAGCACCAGCCGTTCCCGGTGTACCCGAAGTTACCACGCCAGTAGTGTATTCAGAACCACCACCCCAAGTGCCATCGCTTATTGTTGAAAAACGCAAAGGATGTAAAGGCGAACCATTGCTAGAGTCTGACTGATCAAAACGATAGGTGTTGTTTTCAGTAAGACTAACGGTAGCCTGTTGAGCGCCATCAATGTAATACTTGTTTCCACTGCCCGGATTAGAAACTGTTATGGCAAACGTGTCAGAGACAGGAGTCACATCACCCACAGCTCCAGTAGCTGCTACTCCAGTAACACTTACCGTCACATCAACTTCGTTGGTTTCTACCGAAATATTACCAAGGTTAGCTGTGGCTGAAACTCCTGTGACCGTAGCTGTAGCAGTAATAGGTATAATCTCTACCGTAACTCTTCCCACATGACCAGAACAATCAAGACCAACAGTACGACTTCCCATTGCTGTGTTTCCACCGCCGACAGGATCAAATGCAGAAAGTTCTCTGCTTTGATGAAAACCGCCATCAGGTCTTGGGTTTCTTAAAGCCTGAGGATCGGACATATTAATAAGTCCTAACCTCCACTGAGGATTATCTACATCGACTACGTCTTTGCCTACAAGCATACCATTAGGTCTGCCTGCTTCTATTTGAGGAACAAGGTCTCTAAGCTTGTATCGAAAACCAGTTCGATCACAAAAACCAAAAGCGTGTTTACCGCTCGCATAACTACTCATAAGTATTGATATCCACCCGGCACAACATAAAGAGAAGCTTTCTCTCTAGCTGAGTCAGAGGCCATAGTCCATTGTTCTTCGTATAGTTCTTTTAGCATAGGAACAAGCTGAGCAGCTTCAGGTTTCTTTTGAGCAATCATATAAGCTAATCCTGCGGTTAAGCAGGGTAGAAACCTAGCTGGAACATCCATATTCAAAGAAGCTGGGCTTCCAGCATCTTCTATTCTTTCCATGTAGTAATAGCCAAATGTCCAAGTTTGCGAAGAATCAGGAACAGGCCACACATTAATAGTAATTCCGCTAGGCGCTCTTTCAACCCAATACTGGATAGGTCTTCCCTGTAACAACTTATTGGTTTGATGAGAATACTGAGCAATAGAAATGCGCTGCATAGTCAGGTCTGACTGTTTAGTAGTATCACCTGCGTTGGTTCTCATGAAAGCTTCTACTATATCCAACTTCTCAGAAGTTAAAGGATAAGCTCCTTGCCCCGGAGTTAGAGTCTCTGTTGCACCCTTAACCGTCCACAAACTTAGCCCTCTGTTTTGCCAGTCCAGCATTAAAAGGTTTAAGCTTCTTCTTGCTGTGCGATAATCAAAGCCAGAACGCAACTCTAAACCACAACGCTCATAGGCTTCTTCCATAACATCGCCTAGATCAAGATTAAAAGTGTAAGTTCCGCTAGTAGCCATCAGACAATTCTACCTCGCGTTTGTCCCTGAACAGCTTTGCCGTCACCGACCCTACCTCCAGTAAACATTTTTTTGTTGATGCCAGCCTCGCTCATAGCAATAGCCATCGCTTGGTTTCGATCAGTGACTTTCTTTCCAGAGCTAGACTTAAGCTTACCGTCTTTAAACTCTTTCATAACATAGCCCACTTTCTCTTTACCTTTCATATCAACATCTCCATCGCTTTCTGGCTTGTCGCAAACGACTGTTAGGGTCTTTTGCTGCTTTAGGAAACTTTTTCATTTGTCCTTCAGAACGAGCGCAATAGGACTTTCGTCTTTTTGCATTAGCCTTTGAGGGTTTCTTTTCTGTAACAGCGGTCTTTAATTTACTGCCGGGATTAGCCTTCCTGTAAGCTTTTACACCCTTATCTGTCATTCCTGCTCCTTTCTTTGTTGCTCGAAAGTTACCGGACTTAACAGAGGTTTTTATCCCCATGTCTTTTCTTTTAGTAGCGCCGCCTTTTTTTAAAGTGCGTTTTCGATTAGATGTCTTAGAAACTACGCTTAGGTTAGAGCGTTTGTTATTTCTAGGGTTACCATCCTTGTGATGAACATCTTTCCCATCACCCTTTTTTACAGAGCCAGAAGCCTTTAAAGAATTTCGAGCGGCATTTCTGCCAGCTCTGTTTTTCTTTTGAGCAGACTTCTTGTGATAATTATCGTATTCGCCTCGATAATTTCTAGCCATCAAACTGCGCCTTGTAAGCCTGCTTCACGAGAGTTTCTTTTTTTTCCCTGCGATCTAGCTCAACACCAAACTCACGAGCAAAGTCTTCTAATTGAATCTTTGTCATCTGGTTCAGTTCAGCTTTAGACGTTTCTTCTACTTCCTCAACTACTTCTTTTTTTTTAGCAGAAGACGAAGAACCACCCATGCTTTTAAGTTTTGCTTTAGCCTCAGTCTCTGTCATTAGCTCAAAGACTGCTATCTCAAGCTCACCATCCGCATTAGTGCTACCAATTTGATAAACCGGATCACCATTACTAAAGTTTCCGTTTTGAACTACTTCTAGTTTCTTAGCCATAATAAAATGCCCTAAACGCTTGCATACGTCTTAGTTAAAGTTAGGATCAAAAGATAAGTGTCGTTAGCGCCAGCATTGCTGGTGGTCACTAAAATATCTCCTGTCTTTCCCGCTGCTCCACTATTAGGGATACCTGTTGGGGTAAAGTCTAACTGGTCAGACCAGTTCTCTAATAGATTAAGCAAAGGAACATTGGTACTGGCATCCCAAAATAATTCAACGCCCATACCTACATTAGAATAAGTTATTCCCTGCAACACAACGCCGTTACAAACTTGTCCGGTAAGAGGATCAGAACTTAAAGTAGAAACATCTACCAGAACCGCATCTGTTTGACCTGTCCCGTCACTCACATTTGTAAACTTTAAGACAGCATTTCGTGGGCCATCCACAATTACTTGGCTGGTAAGTGCATCTGCCATATAAACCTCCAGTAAAAGCGGGGCAAGCCCCGCTATAATCTAACCGCTAAAAGGGGTTGCTAAAGTTCCTGTACCAAGGTTAACACCTTGAACTAAATAACGATTAGCAAACACAGCAGTTATAGAGAAATAACTTCCTGCTACACCACCAGTCGTTGTTCCATCGAAAACTAACTGGTAGTTAGAGGAGCCATTTGGCTCAAACACATGGACAGCACCCAAGCCAGCTTTACCTTGAACCATTGATCCAATCATAATATCACCGACAGTGGCACTTCCAATGGTGGTGCTTGTTCCAGAAGAGGTTAGCATAAGAAAACGGTACTCAATTCCTACATTGCTTAATGTGTTAGGGCCGCCACCTTTTCGGAAAGGGCCAGCAGAAGCAACAAGGCCATCTGCATTTATAGTAGGAAGAGTAATAGTTAGAGTGGAGTTATTGATAAGAATTAGTTTACCCGCATGATCGGTAGGGTTAATTGTAGTATCAGCCGTTAACGCAACTACTGATTCTGGCCCTTGATTGTAAGAACCACCCATTGATCTGATCGGGCCTTGGAATGTTGATAAAGCCATTATAGTTACCTCTTTACGAAAGGATTAGTCTTAGCGTCTTCGTAAACGTCCACTTGGCTGGTCGCTAAAACTTTATGTACCAAGAATAAAATAAGGGGCGACCAAAGCCGCCCCCTATCGTTTAGGAAGTACCCGGAGAACCGTATATTCCTAGTGGGTCAGAGACACCGAAGCTGTAACGCTCTCGCGCCTTGTAGCGCACGTTACCAGTATCGAAATCACCGTCCATTGAAGTTTCAAGCGCAGTACGCTCAAAGTGCTTCATGCCATTCGGTACATCAGTGATGATGTAGAAAGCGTTGGTGTCAGTCAGATAGTGATTGACAGCGTAGCCTTCAGGAATGGAGCCATTGTTTTTAATGGCATTGATGTCGTTATCAGATGTACTGACACGCAACTCTGAATCTAGGATTCGAGTAGCAACAAACATCAGGTTAGGTGGAACAATCAAACGTCTTGGTCGAGCCGCAATAAGAAGTCCACGCTCATCGGTGTAAGCTGCAATCGCAATGATCGCATCTTCCAATGAAGTCTCATTCAAATCAGCCGCTGTTGCAGGACGGTTTGAGTTAAAACCACCATTAACTTGAGGGTGACCACCACCGCCAGCTATGCCATCACCAACCGCAGTAAACAAGTTAACACCATCGCCAGATTGATAAGCGTTAGTGAAACCATTGTTTAGTGGGAAGGCAGCTTTAACTTGCTTGGTGTAAGCCATCGCTCTTGCCAAAGCTTTAGTGTATCGCTGAGACAAAGACGCATAGAGGTTATCCTCCATTGCTTCTTCAGTAATAGCGAAACCCTGAGCTACAGTCTCGTGAGTATAGCGAGCAGTGAAAGCTTCTTGTGCTGAATCATAATTGATTGCAGAACCTTCAGGCTTCACAGGCGCAGCGCCAAATCCACTCAACTTTACTTCTTCTTCAAACGAACGGTCAGAAGATTCAGTCTCGTAAATCATTCTGTCCTCGTCTTCGTACTTTGCATACTCTAAGCCAAACAGGGCGTTAAGACCCGGAAGTAGCTCTTTGAGCATTTGCGCTCTTGATATAGCCATTCGCTAAGCCTCCTATATGCCTGTGGCATTTCTGTATTGATGCATTCCAGCATTGTAGGTTAACAACACATCCGTAAATGCGTCACCTACAGTGCTATCTGGGCCGTCCATAAACTCTATAATCCGTAAAGGAAGAGTATTCGTAGTGGCAGCAGTAGAAGCGTTAACTGAGTTATGGCTTCTGCCAGCTTGAACAGTACCCGCCGTCTGAACAATGGCAATGTTATTGCCAAGAGTAGTTTGTGCTAAAGCAGCGTTTCCTTGCATCCTAAAAACTGCATCAGGATCATCAAGAACATAAGCCATAGCATCAGACGCTACAGTTCCTGTAGGCCACATTTGATTAAATGTAGGCTGACTGGTGTTAGGGTCAGTGTAAAAACAACCCATAAAAATACCAATCGGAGTTGCTGTTGCAGTACCAGTATCTTTTTCGATAGTTCCGGTATTGACCAGCTTTACAAAATCGCCATAAAAAATATTAGCCGCATAACCGCTAGCTATTTTTATGTGACGAACCTTTCCAGAGAACGAACCACAGGCAGATAAACCGCCAACTGGTTCTGCTCCCATAGGGGTTGCAGTCGCAGACATAGTAGTCTCCTATTGTCATTAGTGAAGACAGCCCCTTAAAGAACCATCCTCAATGTTTACTATAAGTTGTCCTGCTCGACCTATCTTTGATGAGAGGCATCACAGGGTTTTCTTCTCGCAAGAAACTATTGTCAACCGCATCCATCTGATTTTGAGCTAAGTTGCTGTAATACTTATCTCTCTTTGTAATTTCCTCTTCAGGAATTTTACACAACAAGAGACCGCCTACCTCAACATTTCCTTTAAATTTGGAATCAACATCAGACATCACTTTTAACTCAGGATGATCTTCTGCTTTCACAGGTATCCATCCTTCACGCATCTTTTGCGAGACATTCGTGTTGTCTGCCTGTCCCAGTGAGCTGGTACGAATCCAGCGAAACCTCCAACCCTTTATAGGAGTTGGATCGGGTAGAGCAGACGCAGGTCTCCAAGCATCGCTTGGTCTAGCTTGATTACTGCGTTCTTCTTCAGAACGTGCGGTGGTATCCACCTCTTTTGCGCTAATATCTTCTGACATTGCTTTCTCCTACATTTTCATGAATTCAGCAGCGTACTGTTCGTTGGTTATCCCAAGCTTCTTAGCGACATCAGCTTGAGACTTGGTAAGTCGTAGTTTGCGTGTTTTAGCTCCATTGTTTCGTTTTGATGGAGCGACCACGTTGGTATTACTGCGAGGCTGCGGAGTAGTCCGACTTACGGGAGTTTCCTCTACTACTTCCTCTTCCCCAAAATAATCAGGGAATCTAGTTCGCATTCTTTTATCGACTTCAGAATAATAACGCTCTTCCTGAGCGACAGGGTCAATACCTAACTCTCTAGTTAGGGTGTCATGTATTGCATAACCTACCGCTGTCATCTCTTTGTGAAGAGCAGGAACCTGTTCTCCTTCTCTTGCGGTTGGTTGGAACCAAGGGTTCTCACCTTGCCACTTTACCTGAGCCTCACTAAGTTTTGGCCTTTCAGGAATAGGTGGCGCTGTTTCTTCTACAGGAGGCGCATTCTTTAAGCGTTGCGTTCTCCCGACTATATCTCTCTGACGAATCTGAGCATCAGTTAATAACTTTTGAGCTTCAGCGATCTTGGATGTATCACCTGACTCGTGTGCAGATTTAAACTCTTCTTCAGCCTGTTTTATTTCTAGGTCTGTTTTCTTGCCAACAGAATCTAAAATGGCTGTCTCACCTTGGCGCAACAGCTTTTTCATTTTCTGATTTTCGTCATGAAGCTTTTTGGTAATGCGTTCATGTTCGCTCAGCGTCCGTTCCACTTCTCCCCTTTTACGGCGATCAGCGTGATTTACGGCTCGCAGTTTGTTGATGCGCTTCTGTACTTTTTGACTATAACTTTGAAGTTCTTCTTCAGTAACATCATCATCATAATCAACAGTTTCAGCCGCTTCCTGTCGAGAAGGCTTTCTCTCCTCTTCAGGAGTATCATCAATAATCTCTACCGAATCATCTACGACCTCTTCTTTTACTCGTGATTTCACGCCAAAGAATTGATCTTCAGAGGTAGTCTCGGTCTCTGTAATTTCTGCACTCATACCTTCATCACTCCTCTAGGGTCTTCGACCACAGCTTCTACACTGTCATCGTTAATTAATCTAAATTCTTTTCCGTGAACTTTAAACCGAGTACCTGAATAAGACCTCATAATAATGAAATCTCCTTCTTTGCAGTAAGGCCCGTTAGGAAAACGCTTAGTATCTCCATAAGCGTCAGCACCTAAAGTTAATACAAAGCCTACAATAGAGCCTACTTCCTCACGCTCAATAGTTTCTTGAGCTTTAAGGATTCCTCCATCGCTGGCTTTCTCAGGTTCAGGTAAAGAAATAAGAATTTTATACCCTTGAGGTACGGGAAGCTGGTGAGCTTTTCTAGCTTCCTCGTCAGTAGACTCAACGCCTACAGAACTTACACTTGCTAATGCTTCAGTCATTAGTTTTCCTAGCACTGGAATTAAGTGTCCAGAGTCACCATGCACCGCACTATGCGGAGATTAGTTTTCTTCTATGGTTTCCACCATATCAAGCAATTCTCTTTCAGCCAATGCGAGTCCTTCTATAATCCCGCAACACTTTTTATATTCTTCAATCGTTTTGCAACCGTCACCACTAATGTGATCAGCCGTTTCATTCATGTGCGCTCTTATTTTCTTTTGCAAATGAACTAGCAGATCACCATCACTCATCGTCACGATCCGTTATTTCTTTGGTTCTTTCGTCAATCATAATTTCTTTTGCTATCTCAACGCCCAGTTTAGCGCCCTCAAGCTTGTCTTGTGAAGCAATCTTTTTAGATTCTAACTCTTCTTTAGTGCTGGTTTCGGCAATCTTAACACCTAGCTTAGCGCCTTCAATCTTTTCAGTAGAGGCAATCTTCTCAGCAGTCTCGGTGAGATCAGCATTAATCTTCGCCAGATCAACCTGCGTCTTAGATGTAATCTTCTTATCTTCAAGTGCAAGCTCTTCCTTCTGCAACTGAAGCACTGGGTCTTGAGCTTGAGCTGCCATCTTTTCAGCTTCAGCCATTTGCATTGCTTTTCCAGTAAGCTGTTCTGCCGCAGGAACAACAAGTTGTGACAGCCTATACTCTACATCTTCTGGAAGAGTTGAATCCACAGGAGGAAGAGGTACACCAAGCTCTTTCTCAATATCATTTCGATATTTGTAAGCCACATGAACTGCAATATGAGCATTTAACGCAGCAGCTTTTACGGCTCCATCAGGAGAAAGATTTAACATTTCAGCAATTTTAGGATCATTAAGAGCAGCCAGATGAACTTTAATATGAGCATCATGATCTTGATAAGGATAAACTTTTACAGGCTGCCCCATCATAATCATCATATTTTCTGAAACAGGGTCTGTCGGCGGAATATCATCTTCGTTTGGAACAATCTTGTCAGCATCCTGAATTCCCAAAACCTCCAGCATTTGCCTATGTAGCAACGGTAAGTCGTACATTTCTGGAGCTTGAGCTGCTAACTGTAAGGCTGCTTGATACTGCATAATCCTTTGAGCCATCGTACCAGCGTTAGGATCACTGACCGGAATGATATCTACCCTGTCATCAAAGTCCTCAGCAGTAATCGCTTCTTCTTCAGTCTCATAAGGGTAAGCTCTTGGCCCTTCTTCAGCTACAATGGTTGAAAGAATTTTCAGCTCTTGCTTCATTGAAGCATGAACACGAGCCTGAACCGCGCTAATCACTTTCATCTCGCGCTCAAGTAGCGCAAGCGTTGTACCTACTGGCGCTTCGCCATTGATATCCGCTGCTTTTACGTCACCAGCAGAAGCAAATCGTCTTCCATCCTCCACAATCTCCTGCAACATCTGGTGAAGTACAGCAGATGGCTCTTTATACGGGAGAAAAGTAATATTATCCTTGATTACACCGCCCGGAACGTCCACATCTCGGAATTCTCCCGGCATAATCGGCGAATCATCGCCCTTAATCCGCAATCCTCGCGCTTTTAAGCCGCCCGGAAGGTTGGCTAACGTACCAGCGTCAACTAATTGACGCAATAACGAAGTAGCTGACTTGGTTAAGCCCCCAATCATGTGGGTTAAGCCAAATCCGTAGAAACCAAACCCCGGCAAATACTGATAATGAACAAAATGTTGACGCTTTATCTTTAAATCATCACCTTCCTTCCAGTTTCTGCGGATAGAAAGAATGATATTGGACGATTTGTCCACTGTAATGATGTAAGGCAAGCCAATATTGGTAGGTTCGTTGTCTTCTAGGTCTTCAAACCCAGCCAAATCTACGTTAACCATCATCTCAAGCAAGGTATGTCGTTGATCTACCTCATAATTAGGGGTAAATCCCGTCATCTTGTCGTATTTTTCAGCAATCTCCGTGGTATCCGGTGCAGGTGCAGGCAGTTCAATGTCTGCATACCAGCCACTTTGCTGCAATTTCAACACATCGTTAGCTTCCATCTTCATCACATGGGTGCAACGCTCTGCTGTTTCTAAATCGGCTGTACCGTAGTTAACGACAAAGTCTTCTGCTGGAACAAACATAGAGCAGGGTCGCCCAAGTGTTTGATCAAAATAGATTTTTCTAAAAGCTGAACCTGCAATCGGTAGAGAAAACAACAACTTCTCGGTCTCTGTCCGGTATTCGCTCATCTCGTTAGTCATCAGATAGTTCAGATATTCCTGAACTCGCTCAGCCTGTTTAACTTTATCTGGGGTAAGCGCCCCTACAATAGATGTCTTGGCTGGGCCACTGGCTGGAAAGATTTCCATGATCGTTTGAGATTGGAACCTGACAACAGCTTCACTCAGCAGCGGGTGAAACACGCCGCAGGCTCCGTCCCAAGGGGTTGTTCTGTTTTCAAAACGCATCCCTAGCAGATCAAGTCCTTTGACGTATGACTCTTCCCATTTAGATCGACTTTCATGATCAGCTTTATACAAACCCACTAGCTCACTACCGAGCGTATCTAGCTCAGACTGATCCATGAAATCTACTAGGTTGTCATAATGATTAGGCGTTTGGGCTTCTTCATCAAAGTCCATCGTCATCATCATGTCATCAGTAGATACAGTAACCGAGTCAGGGTTCTCTACTTCAATGACTAACTCTTCCTCTATAGGAGGAGCTTCACCATTGGTATAATAGGATTTTTCAATAGCCACTAAGTGTTAGTCCTGAATTGACCGCCCTTGATAGCAGCCCCCATTCCGCGAGCATTGATTGTCTTGCTCTTGGGAGCGCCCATGTTAAGTCTTACACCAGTGGTTGCTGGCGCACGTTTCGGAGCCTTGGTCTTAGTAATCTTGCCGCCGCTGGCTTTCTTAATCATCTTGCCAGTCAGGACATTCTCACCCATCGCCATACGCTTGTGCTGGGAAATCTTGTTAGACAATCCCTTAGCCCCTTTGCCTGTACCCGCCTTAGGCTTGGCTTTCTTGGCAGGAGTCTTGGCCGCCTTCTTAGGCTTGGAAGTCTTACGACCATCCTTGTCCATTGTGCCTACAGCCGCATACTTCCTGCGGCCCATTGCTTTCTCCATGCCTTCGCTTTCTTTGCGTCTAGACTTAAGTGACTGTTTTCCTTTAGTTTTATTTCTGGCTCCTAAAGACTCATCAAGCTTGTCGTTGTAACCTTGCTTCTTAGCCTTTCCGCCTTTCTTCATTCCCAGACCCACAGCCTTTTTGCGTAGCCTATCCATCTCATCACGGGCATCCCGCTCTCTGGCAGACACTCGGCGTGTTTCTGATTTCTTGTCTCTGCGCTCAGCAGCATCTTTAGGTCTGCGAGACTTAACCCTGCGTAGCTCATCGGCTGCATCATCCTGCCTGCCAATTACTCTGGCTTCTTCATCACGCAGGTTTCTACGCATAGAACCACCACCGCGCATTCCTTTTTTCTTAACAGGGCCAGCCTTCTTAGCCATGCCGCCACCACGCATTACTCTTCGTTTAACTGGGCCTGCCTTCTTTGATCCGCGCATTGTAGTCTCCTGTAATATTCTTTACGGATTTTATACATTCCAGATACATCGTAAGTTTCAAAGTATCTTTCGTAGTAACCGCGACTAACTAGCTTGTTAGACGCTTCCTGTAGTTTAGATAATCGTTGCACGAATATGAGGGCATATTCGGTATCGGTTGTTCCCTCAAAGGTTCCGTCATCAATCAGCTCGTTAGCGTCTTGATAAGGATGAAACCCCATCACCCATAAGTCTTTGTCTTGAAAGACATTTTCAGATATACACTTGTTAATTCTGTCCAGATAGTGATGGAAAGAATCATCGTTCTCAATAAAAAAAGTATCGACAACAATAACTAAGTCTTTGTTATCGCTCCAATTCTTTAAAGTATCAAACACGGATTGGTAAGAGTTTTCTTCTTTGAAGATAATCTCAACCTTGTTCTCCTGCCATGCTGCCTGTGCGTAAGGGCAAGCAGGTAGATTATTAAAGTCAGGGTTAGGAACTTCTAGCGCATAACGAGACCAGTCTCGGATTTCTTTTTTAATCGCTTCCACTAATAATAATCTGCTGTTCGATGGTAGGTGGGTTCGTCTGCCTCATCAGAGGCGAGCTTTATAAACCCTCCCTTCCTAAATCTTATCAATGCCTGAGTAGATGAGTCTACTAGGTCATCGTGTTCACCTGCGGGGAAGGCGGCAAATTCATCCATCACTTCCTCCGCAAAGCGGGTCTCTGGACACCACACCATTCCTGAGGCAAACAGATCAGCTACGGAATTAACCCTAGCAATCTTATCGTTACCCCGTGAGGGTGTGAATTCAGAAACAGGAATACCCATAGCCCGTAGCTCAAAGATCAACGGCATACCTGTCGCCTTGGCTTCTACAATGAAAGCATCGGGCTGTACTTCGGTATACATCTCGTAAGCGGTACGCTTAAGCTCTGGAAACTCCAGTCGTTCCTTGTAGGCATCCAGAAGAATAATATTGGCCTGTGTTACACCATTATCGTCTGGAAGGTAGAAAACTCCCCATGTAGTGCAGGCAGAGTAGTCAGATCGTTGTGTCTTAAGAAATGCGGTATCCCAAGACTGAATGACAAAGTCACAGTGGGGCGGATGGTCTTCTTCCCATATCTTCCACCACTCACGCTTAACCAGCGCACCCTCCTCAGAGGTAGGATTCTGCTGATACTGAGCCATCCACTTCGAGGAAGGTAGCTCGTTGCGTAAGGCAATCAGTTCAGGTAACTGCCAGAACTGAGGCCATAAAGCTTTTTCTTCACTGGTGCGTTCGTTAAAAACCGCAGGGAATTCAATCACTTCCCAATCATCCATCCCTTCTCGCTGGGTAGATGCCTTAATAATCTTTCCGGTCAGGTCGCGCATATGCCATCGTGTCATCACGATAACAATCGCTCCTCCCGGTTGTAGTCGCTGGCGAGGGCCAGAAGTGTACCAGTCGTATGTCTTGTCGAACACAGCGGGGTCAGCACTCTGTCCTTCCTGTTCACTATGTGGGTCATCAATGATGAGCAGGTCAGCACCTTTACCAGTAACAGCTCCACCAACACCGATAGCGAAGTATTCACCACCCTTGTTGGTACTCCATCTCCCAGCCGCCTTAGAGTCAGCCCTCAGCGCCAGCTCTGGGAAAACCTTTTTAAAATCATCATCATCGACAAGGTTACGAACCTTTCTGCCGAAACCCACCGACAGCTCCGCAGTGTGGGCCGTCTGGATAACCTTCTTTTCGGGGAACTGCCCCAAAAACCAAGCAGGGAGTAAATAACTGGCAAACTCCGACTTAGTATGTCTGGGCGGCATATTCACTATTAACCGCTTTAACTCACCACGAGCAATACGCTCGAAAGCATCAGCCATAATCTTATGATGCTCACCATCAATAAACGCAGGCCACATACCTTTCACAAAATTGATAAAACTTACCCTTGACTGCTCACGGGAACGAACTACTTCTAATTCCTCAAACAACGCTAAGAAACTATCTTGCTCTTCGGCAGGCAGCTTCTTGAGTTGTTCTTTCTGAGAGTCGGTAATATTTAATTCTGTAAGATTCAATTATCCCCCTAGTACATACTAGCTATGACCATCTTAAGCTAAACCCCCCACCAAAGGGGGGTTTCTAGTACATACTAACTAGAATGTACTAGGAGTACGTTCTAGACATAGCTAGGATAATTGTAGCATATGATGCCTCTTGACAGATTGTGTGTCAACAGTGGCACAGCATAACCCCTCACCTTCAGATTTTTGCAAAAAATTTTTATAGGTCTGTGAACCTATTGATCTATTGTGTAAAAGGGTCAGATTACAAAATCGTTTGTGTGGAATACTGTGTATAGCATGACGTAGTCATCTGTGCATCGGGGGGGGTGGGGTAAAGGGGTCAGGTGTTAGGCTATTGAGGTATCAGGTGTCACTCTATTAGGTATCAGGTATCACACTATAGAGGTATCAGGTATCATTCTATTGAGGGGTCAGGTGTATTCACTAGTGGACTTGGTCGGCTTCTTCGGTGGGCATGGCAGTGAGTTGGTCTAGCTTAGTCTGTAGCTCCTGCATAATATCTTCACTGCTTCTCTCTGATTTAATCTCGACAGTATCAGTGAACACGTTACAGGTTCGACCTAGTTCGACTGTGGCTCTAATCGCATTGGCTTCTGATTCGGCATTGTCAGTGTAGTGTCTAAGCTTAGATAGCACCCTATCTCTGTCTGAGACACTCTGTGTGAGTGCTTGGCTATGTGCTACCCGTTGTTTCTCCGTAGATAGGCGTTCGCATAGTGTGGCTATAGCGGGGTTATTAGCGATGAGCTTAGAAGCCTCTCGCCTTATAGTGGCCTCTTTCATGTTCTCTGAGTCGAATGCCTCTGAATAGCTCTTATACAAGCTATACCCGCAGGTCG